TGAATTATTAGCGTCATCACTATATCTTACTCTAGCATAGTGTATTGTATTTACTACTAAACCAGAACTAGCGTTGGCTTGAAATTGAGTATTTGAACCTGTAATTGTGCTATTTACATTAATAAATGCAAATGATGGAGAAGTGGATATTTCCCATTGTGCATTGGCTTGTGAACGACCATATAATGACAAATATGTTGTTGCAGTAAATAATTGAGTATTTAAAATTCCAGTCGCATTATTGGCTGGAGATGTAATTGATGGTTTGAATATTTGAGCACTAAAAGCATCGGATGCCAACTTTGCCGCTGTTACCGCATTATTGGCAATTGAATTCGTAACTATTTGTGAAATAGGCATATTTTATCTCTATCAGAGGTTGAATAATTTATCTTCTATTTATGTATTTATAGGTCGTAAACCTCATCGGCACTTAATTCAACCACCATGTTAATAAACAATACGGCTTCATCTTCATGTGGGAAATACCGAACAATAGTTTGGCCAGTAAATCTGGAAACTATGAATAAAAGTATATTGGAATCTCTGTATTGAGAGAATTTAATTATCCAGCCATTGCGCTCGACTGGATGCCATGATTTAGTCTTTGCGGACACTTCAAGGTGGCGCTTTGATGGAATTGGTCGGGTTTTCGGCTGCATATGATTATGTATGCAACCGAAGAACCTCACTTTGGAACTGGTACTTTTCCGTTAACCCAATCCCAATCTTCATCGGTCATAGGTATCCAGTTATTTACCTGCATTTCTCGTATTCTTTCATAATTTCAACTGCTTTTTTATGGTCACCCATACGAGCGTGCATTGAAGCTGCACGAGCATAACCAATACCTTTAAAGAAAAGATATACTGAGCGGAAGAATTTTTTCATTATTTCTTCGCAGTAAATTTTTCTACTTGGGAAACTGTTTGATTGTAAACTGTATCAGAAATTTTTGCAATTTCTTTTGCAAATGAAGTTTGAGCGTCAACAAATGCTTGTAGTGGCTCACGAACTGATTTTTCGGTAACGACTGTGTTCAAAAATTGAGTTTTTGCACCTTGAACGGTGTCGATAAATGAATTTGCGTATGATAGCATGGTAAATCTCCTTTAGACGATTAATAAAATGATAAGATGTGACCTTGATTAAGCATCACAATCTTATTTAGTTTATTATATTGCATTGCAACATGATTTAGAGGCAAAGGTCTGAGTTTTTTACCTTATGAAACGGCATCTTCGTATCGCATTTTTGCCAAGATATAATCTTTAACCAATGACGACCGCACAATATCATCGGCAGTAAATTCAATTCTTGTAAATGCCTTCATATGATGAGCAATATCAAAGAATTTAAGAATACCTGATACATCATTCTTTTTCTTATTCAAATCAGTTTGTCGGTAATCACCACACCAGATAATCTTTGAACGATAACCAACACGGGTCATTACTGTAAAGAGTGTATGACAGATTTGGCGATATGGTTGTTCGTAGATATCCATTTTCTCATCTACATCACCAGGTAGATGACCAATCTCACGGCTTTGCACCGCAGACCTTACGATAATAATTTTGTGGAATGGATTTGCTTTGTCAAGGACTTCTTCAATTGCTTTGTATAATGCACAGAATGTTTTGCCTGTACCAGCAACACCGTGAAGTGCTATGAAGTAATCTTGTCTTTTGTATGCATCAAAAAATAATTTTTGATTTTCTGTAAGAGGTTCGAATGTTTTTAAGTCATCAATCCGTATTTTCAGATGATTGGTTGATTTGGCTGTTGTGTTAATAACTTCAGTATTTGCTACTTGCTTACGAGCCATGCGTAGTCCTTTTCGGCGATTATTGTTAATTTTTACCTTTTTGCTGACTTACTAGGTCATTAAAAACTATAAGTATTGGTGTCCTCCGTTAAGATTTGAATACATGGTCCTTACGAATCTTACAACTCACCCACTCATTATAATATCCATCATTCATTAATGCATGGCGACTGAAAATCTCAAATGTTTCCCAATAACTGCACTCACTTCTGGATTTACAAAGATGCAGAATCTCACGGGTATAGTTTTCACTCCCGTTTTCTTTAACTTCTTCTTGTAGTTTTTTGTTGGAACCCCAATAGTTTTCCCAATCAGAGGACTTACGAATCTTTTTTCGTTTGCCTTTGACTTGGCGAGTGGCCGCTTTGGTAAAGAATTTTTTACCAATGTATTTGCGGCCTGTTGGGTTGTGCGTAATAAGATAGACGAATCCGAAATTGTCGTTTATATCTTCTTCTGTAAACTCTTGTGCTGTATTATGAAAGTACCATGTCATACTGGTACTTATTCATCTTCTTCCTCATAATCGTCAATATCAACAATCATTTCACAACAAAATGGGCAATAATGCGGTGAATCTTCTGCTTGATTCTCATCGTATTTGATTGTGAATTCAGAACCGCAATTATCGCAAATATGATGTAGAGATGCCATTAGTTACACCATGATTGTTTTGCTTCACCAAAATACTCTCTAGCGAAACCATTTTGAATTAAACCTGTGCGTAGTGACTGACCATCTAATACAATATCTCCCAATACACGACCGCCGAATTTATCCCAGCCGTAGAGCGTAACTTGACGCTTAGTGGATTTTGTAACTGCGTTTTTTGTAAATTCAGTAGCGGCTTTTCCTCTGGCATCTTCAGAAGGGCATTGAGCTCTAAATCCTTTTTCTGGTGTGTCAACGCCGTAGATTCTAACTGCAAGTTCAGGCTTGAGTGGCGCAGGAAGAAAAGGTGCCGCTATGACAACAGTATCGCCGTCATTTACACGGACAATCTGAGCATCATAGGTTACCCCCTGTGGTGTTTTTTGTGCATACGCAGGCACAATGTTTGCAATTAATAGTGCAATTAAAGTAAAATATTTCATTCTGTTCCTCTTATCTTTGCAAGTTTCAGTTTGATTAAAATAGTTAACCACATCCAACCAATATCAAATTCTAACCATTTTCTACTTAGTTTTGGATTGCCAGGTTCACCATGATGATTGTTGTGCAATTCTTCACCACCAATTATAATACCCCATGGAATTATGTTTGTTGATTTGTCTTTGGTGTCATAATTTCTGTAACCATAATAATGGCCAATTCCATTTATAACGCCTGCTGCCCAAAAAGGAATCCATACCATTTGGACTCCCCAAACCCATAAACCCCACCAACCAAATAGTAAGAGATTAATTAGTAGTAAAGTAAAAACACCAGCAAAAGCATATTTCGAATAGATATTTTTTTCAACCCAATCATCTGGTGTACCAACACCATATTTTTGAATCATATCTCTATCTTTTGATGCTTCTATGTAATAATAAACTCCACTAAACAATATAGCCCATATACCTTCACGATGTGGAGAATGTGGGTCGCCTTCAACATCAGTTTTTTGATGGTGTTTACGATGAATTGCAACCCAATCTTTTGTTACCATCCCGGTTGTTAACCACAACCAAAATCTTATGAAATGCTCTGTTGGTTTTGTAAATTCAATACCTCTGTGTGCTTGACCTCTATGTAAAAATAGTGTTACACAAATAATTGTAATATGTGTGCATACAAGCAGATAAATTAATTCTAACATTTAATCTTTCTAAAAACCAACCGATGAGCCACAACCACATGATGATTTTACTTTAGGGTTACTAATTATAAATCGTGATTCAAAAGGTTGTTCTTTGTAATCAAGTGTTGCTTCATTTAAATACTCCATTGACATATAATCCACAATTAATTTAACATCTGAGGCTTCAAATACAAAATCACCCTCATCTATTGTATTTTCAAAGGTAAACACATATTCAAAGCCATTACAACCACCGCCACGAACCGCAACTCTAAGACCTTTAAGTGTTGGTTGGTTTTCTTCAATAATTAAATCACGAATTCGTTCAGCGGCTTTGGTTGTTAAATTCATTAAGCGGCTTTACCCCATACATCATCCCATGTACCGGACAAGGCGCCCTTGGCGTAATCTGTTACACGATTTTCAAAGAAGTTACCATGCACAGGCGAGTTGACCATTTCTTCAACCCAAGGCAATGGATTCTTTTTAACTTTA